ATTAAAATGGGATAGTGAACCTACTTTTATTACAAATGGTGCGGTTATACCTGATGGTTTATATACTCATACAGAGTGTTCAGAACTAATGGTTACAGAAACTTGGTCTCTCCCAGAACCCGAAGTTGAAGAAAAATAAAAAATATGAAATTAATCAAACATGCTAAGAATATCCATGAGGTCAAACTTGAGGGTACAAGTGCAAGGATTGCAATGATGTCAGATTTGCACTGGGATAACCCAAAGTGTGATTGGAAATTATTAAAACAAGATTTAGATTATTGCTTAAAAGAATCTATACCTATTATGATTAATGGGGATATGTTTTGTTTAATGCAAGGTAGAGGTGATAATAGAAAGAACAAATCTGATATTAGACCTGAACATAATAATGCAATGTATTTAGATAGCATTGTAGAAACAGCAGTAGAATGGTTTAGTCCGTATGCTCATTTACTTACAGTCATAGGATATGGTAATCATGAGACTGCTATTATTAAGTTTCAAGAAACAGATATACTATCTAGATTTGTAAAACTATTAAATATTAAAAATGGTACAAATGTACAAGTAGGTGGTTATGGTGGTTGGATGGTAGTTACTCAGCTTCTTAGAGGGGAAAGAAACACAAGAACTATGAAAATAAGATATTTTCATGGATCAGGTGGAGGTGGAGTTGTTACCAAGGGGGCGTTGAATCTTACAAGGGCATTAGAAATGTATGAAGACTTTGATGTATTTACAATGGGTCACATACATGAAAATGCTTCCAGAAATGATGTAAGAGATAGAATTCAACAAGGAGGAGACATTTATAGACAAGAACAAAGACAATTGCATCTTATGCTTACAGGGACATATAAAGAAGAATATGGTGATGGATCTAAGGGTTGGCATGTAGAAAGAGGAGCCCCAATTAAACCTGTAGGAGGTAGAATACTAACCATTGATTACAAAAGACGTGTAAATGATGGTAAAGACTATTATGTAAGAGGTATAGACTCCTATAAATTCCCTATTTAAACTTATGTAGTTTCTTGTATATTTAAATAATTTTCGTATATTATAAGTATATGTTTATTATTTATACAAGAGAAAATGGAAATTTCAAATATGCAAGTAGGTTTTGATGCTTTATTATCAATCCTATCAGCTTTAGTAGGAGCATTAACAGTGTGGTTCACTTTAAAAAACAAAGTGGCTATACAGCAAATGATTTTAGACAATCTAAAAGAAAGTTTAGAAATGGTTCATAAAAGAGTAGATGGACTTAAAGATAAGGTTGAATCTAATAGAGAAAAACAAGAAAAATCTATTACAGATTTGAGAGATGATATGGCTAAAATGAAAATAGAAATCATTGAAGCTATTCATGCAATTAAAAGTAAATGATAAGAATCCTTTTTGTACTAGCAATAGTAGGTCTAGTTAAAATATTTCACGATACTATTAAAAAGAATGTATATATAAAAGGAGAGTGTGATACCGTCACAGTAGAAAAAATAGTAGAAAGAAAAGTGCCAATTAAATATTATGAAAAAACACCAACTTGGAAAAAAATAATAAATTGGGCTCTTTTAGCAGCTATCATTCTTGTTATATTATATGGTTTATTTAGAGTATTTAACTTTATAAAAAAAAAGATATGAAAACGTTTTTTAAAGAACTATTAAGTGATGAAAAAGGAAACTATTCATCTAAAAGATTAGGAGGATTACTATGTGTATTAGCATTAGTGACTTCTTTAATAGCAAATACATTTACTCACGGTGATATTAAACCAGCTGAGTATCTTGTAGATGCAGTAGCATTATTTGCATTTGGATCACTAGGATTAACTTCTATTGATAAATTAACTAGAATAAGAAATAAGAAATAAGATGGGGTAATATCATTAGGAACAATATGTCTTATATTTTTACTAATGTATACTCTACCTACATTAATTAGATGGTTATGGGAAAAATTATAACATGTCCTCACTGTAAAACAGAGTTTGATATATCTGTTACACCTCATCAAACTGAGTCTAAGTATCTTTGGATACTGGATAATGGTCATGGTGGTATGATAGACGGTGTATATCAAACACCTGGTAAAAGATCTCCAGTATGGGATGATGGTTCTATTCTTTATGAAGGAGAGTTTAATAGAGCTATAGTAGATAGATTAATGAAAAAATGTGAAACTAATGGTATAGATGCCATTAATCTTGTAGATACTCCAAAAGATATTAGTTTAAAAGAAAGAGTGGATACAGCTAATAGATTGGCTAAGTCTTCTGAAAAACCTTGTATATATGTAAGTGTACATGCTAATGGTTTTGATAAAGAGTCTGCAAATGGATGGAGTGTATATACTTCAGTAGGGGTAACTAAATCTGATGATATTGCTACAATATTATTTGAAAAGGCTGCACGAGAGTTTAAAGGAGAGTATATGAGATCAGATACATACTCTGATGGAGATGTAGATAAGGAGTCAAACTTTTATGTTCTTAAATACACTTCTATGCCTGCTATACTATCTGAGAACTTCTTTATGACTAACTATGATAATTGTCATAAGTATCTTTTATCTGAAGAAGGTAGAGATAGAATAGCTAAAATACATTTTGAAATGATTCAGCAGGTAGAAGCAGAAGGTAAAATATAAAAATATGAAGTTTAGAAACGGTTGGAAATCATATAACAAACAATGGGATAAATTTATTATTAAAATTAGAATATCATCATTAGACTTATTTGGAGTTGAAATAGATATTTCTAGAAAATTTTATTTAATAACTCTATTAAACTTTACTATTAAAAATAGGTAATCTTATTTAACTTTCTATAGTTTAAACTTTATTTGTATATTTGTTTATAAATAAAAATTTAAACCAATGGAAAATCCAAATGAAAATTTATCTCCTGAAGAACTTGAACAAAGAAAAGAGGAGATGAAAACGTTTTATGATCAGTCAATACCTTATTTAGAATCACAACTTAAATATGAGGAACTTTTAACTAATGTTGAAGAAGCTAGATTTAAAAGAGCTAATTTTCAATATCAGTGGCAAATGCTCATGGCTCAGACACAAATGTCTGAAGATGAGAGTGAAGATCAAGAAAAGTCAGTTAATAAATCAACTTCTAATAAGTCTACAAAAAAGAAGTTAAAAAGAACATAATATGGCACTTGTAAACCAAGTACGTAAAAATGTTAGGCTTCAGAAATGGGATATTGTTAAATTTCAGATTTTAACTTATTGCTATATAAATAAAATTTTATTAAGTAATGCTGATCTTGAATGTTTAACTTTATTAAGTTTTAATCAGCCAACAGAACTAAGTAGCTTTTGTTCTGACGCTTCAATTGAAGATGATGCAATTTTTAAATCTCCTCAATCTGTAAGAAATTCATTAAATAAGTCTGAAAAGTATAATTTAATTACTAGAAGTTCTAAGAATAAAAAAATAATTAAATTAAATCCTATTTTAAAAATTCAAGTAGAAGGTAATATACTACTTGATTATAAATTTTTTGCTCATGAATCCAAAAAAGAGTAAAGATTTTATAAAAGGTATATCAGAAGATTTAGAAGTTAGCTCAGATTTAGTAGATGACTTAGTTGATTTTTACTATAAAGAATGTAGAGGTGTTTTGAGTAATCTTTCACATATTAGATTAAATATTGAAGGACTTGGGCATTTTATATCTAGACCTAATCTAATAGAAAAGGCAATTAAAAGATATACAAAAGCACTAAAAAATCATGATACTTCTACATTTTCAGGTTATTACAATAAAAAAAATTTAGAAAAAAAATTAGAATTACTTAAAGATAGCTTAATACAACACAATAAAGAAAAAGATAAGAAAAATAAATTCAAGGAATCAAAGAAAAATGAACTTAAAAAAGATTTGGAATAACAGAAAAGAAATTTATGAAGGTATTAAGAACTCAGTTATAAGAGATGAGTTTGTTGAAGATGTTGCAGCAAAGAGAATGAATCTTTGTAAGGAATGTTCTGAAATAGATTTAACAGGTTCTAAATGTGAAGTTCCAGGTACACAACCTTGTTGTGGTAATTGTGGATGTTCACTTGCATTTAAAACAAGAGCTTTATCTACAGAGTGTCCAATTGGAGAGTGGCAGGCTTTGATGACTGAAAAACAAGAAGATAAATTAGGAGAATTATGAAGATATTATTTAATGAAAAAGATCATACATATGTTAGTATAGATGATTCAGAAATAAAATGGACTAGTGTAACATCTCTAATCTCAAAATTTAAAAAAAAATTTGATGCTAAAAAGGTGTCACAGAAGGTTAGTAAAAATAAAAAATCTAAATGGTATAATATAGATCCAAAAGAAATTAGAAACATTTGGAATAAAGAGTCTAAAAGAGCTACAGATTTAGGTACTTTTTATCATAACCAAAGAGAATCTGATTTATGTGCACTTTCCTCTATTGAAAAAGATGGTGTATATTTACCAGTTTTTCCATGTGAACCTCTAAAAGAAGGTAAGAAACTATCTTCAAAACAAAAACTAGAACCAGGAGTTTATCCTGAACATATGGTATACTTAAGATCTGCAGGTATATGTGGACAAGCTGATTTAGTTGAGGTAATTAATAATAAGGTAAATATTATTGATTATAAAACAAATAAGGAAATTAAAAAAGAATCTTATAAAAATTGGGAAGGTATAAGTGATAAAATGAGCCCACCTTTGCAAAATCTTGATGATTGTAATTTTAATCATTATACCTTACAACTCAGTATTTATATGTATATTATATTAAAGCATAATCCTAAATTAAAACCAGGGAAGATCTTTATACATCATATCTCCTTTGAAAAAGAAGGTGAGGATGAACATGGTTATCCAATTACAAAATTAGATTATAAGGATGAACCAATAGTAAAAGATGTTAAGGTTATACCTGTAAATTATCTAATTGATGAGGTACTGATGCTTATACACCATATAAAATTAACAGCATGATAATTAGATTATTTGACATAGAAAATGATACAGTAATTCCAACTGAACATTGCTATACACTAAAAGCTTTAAAAGATATAATGGATAATTATCCAGAAGACTACTTAAAGATTTACCAGTATTTATTTTACATGACTTGTCCTAACCCAGATCTAAATCCTTTTTTTTATACACCAGAAGTTGACAAAGAATCTTTAATATTAGAACAAGTAGAAGCTGAGTTCTCAACTGAAGATGATGATATATATGCTGCATTAAAATTTTGTGAAAGAATGTATGAGACACCAACATCTAGAGCATATAATGGTATATCAAAAGCATTAGATAACATGGCTAGATATATGGCTAATACACCTATAACGGA